ATGGCCTCATTTAGACAACGAAACGATACATGGCGAGCCGAGATAAGTGTAAACGGAATTCGCGAAAGTGCAACCTTTGATACAAAAGCACAGGCTAGGGCTTGGGCATCTAAGCGCGAGACACAATTACGTGAACAATCGCATGGGAAGCTTCCTGACCATTCTTTTTTAGAAGCTATTGAACGTTACTTAAGTGAAGTTAGTATTAAGAAGAAAACTCATGAGAACGAAGTTAAGCGAATGGCCTTCTTTAAACGTGAGTATAAAAAGCTGTGTCAAAAACCTTTAGCCAAAGTTACAACTGATGATTTGGTCCAATGGCGTGATTCTCGATTAAAAGAAGTGCAGGGTGCGACTGTTAGACGTGAAGCTAATATTTTGGCTTCCTTATTTACTGTAGCTAGAAAAGAATGGAAGTGGATAAGAGAATCGCCTATGGCGGATCTAACTTTGCCACCTCCATCTAAGCACAGGGATAGACGAATTACTCAGGATGAAATTGATAGATTATGTCTTGCAGCAAATTGGGATAATAATGTCCCGGTGAACTCTACTCAACAAGTAATCGTTGCTTTCCTCTTTGCAATTGAAACTGCAATGCGTGCTGGAGAGATTGTTGGATTAACTTGGGATCGAGTGCATTTGAAAGATAGATATCTAGTTTTGACTGAAACTAAGAATGGTACTAAGCGAAATGTCCCACTATCTAAACGAGCGGTTGAACTTTTAACACTATTAAAAGGACTAGATAGAAGTCGCGTGTTTACATGTAACTCTCAAAGCTTTGATACGCTGTGGCGTAAATTAAGAGATAGATGTCAAATAAATGATATGCACTTTCATGACACTCGACATGAGGCGTGTACACGACTTGCAAGAAAATTAGAAGTTTTAGACTTAGCCCGGATGATTGGGCATAAAGATTTAAGAAGCTTGATGATTTACTACAATGCTACTGCAAGCGAAATTGCAACGAGGCTAGATTAGCCCCGTCTGCGTGGTCGTCCTCTTTTAGGCTCATCATCTGACCGTTCTTTTAACCAGTTTGATATCTCTGCCAAATTCCAACGTCTCCCTTGACCACAATTAATAACAAAGCGCGGCTTAGGGAAGTTCGGTTGGCAGCAAACTGCTGCCTTGAAGTGAACATCTTTATAGCCTAAATATTCTGCTGCTTGTAGATCATTAAGCCAAATTTCTGATGGTGGTAACGCTACAACGAAGTTACTACCAATATTTGCAATCGCTGTCATTTCACCCCTCCTTACTTTCCGCTTTAGGCTTTGCCCACCACAAACAAGGCCCATCTTCTGTATCAAAACCGGCAATAAGAAAGGCATCTTTTATAGGTGTTTGTGGTTTCCAGTTTGACCAATCTGCACAGTCGTCTTCAGGAATTTCTGGAATATCCCAATATTCCAAACGCTCAACAAGAATTTCTACACCAAGATTAATTTGTAGCTGAGCCCATTGTTCTTTTGTATAAAACTCAGCATGCTCTCCAATAGTGTCGTGCTTCTCTATATCAGGGTGGAACCAGCAGCTATTTAAATCATCTGGTACTTGTGTTGGTTGTATTTGATATTTCATCCCTCAGCTCCCGATTCGCTTGCTTCTTCAACTTCATCCCAATTGACAAAGGCAACCCCTGAATCACATTCTATTTCACCCTTGTGATTGCAATTAGGACACTGAACCTTGTCCCCATCCCACAAGTAGCACCCAATGCCACGTTCAGTTGTTACTTCTGCATAGTCGCCAAAACCACAATTAGAGCAGGCATCAAGCCAAGTAATTTTAAGAGTTTTCATTTTGATCACCTGCTGCTTCAACCATTGCCTTATATCCAGTTTTACTTAGCGTCGACATCGGCGCGACTGAATATCGTTCGTATGCTTGGAACATCTTTTCCGATGGAACCTTAGGCATTAGTACATAACCCTCTGGCACCGCCTGAGCTTTGGCTTTTTCTTGCCATGCTAACCACGACGCCATAACGGAAACTTGCGCATAATTCTCTTCACGCCAATCGTCACGTTGAAATACAGTAAATATATCTTGATGTCTTCCAGAACCACACATTTGTATCTGATGGCTAATTCTTTTATAAACATCAGTAGTAGTGAACCAAGTTTCAAAAGCCTCTCTTTCCTTATTCAAATCTGTCATGCTGCCACCTTATCCTTGTTGCTGAATTGCTTGATTTACTGCATTGATGTCATTTGAAGGAGCTTTTTTTCCTTCTGATAACTCTTGCTCGTTTTTCTCAGACACAACTGTTTGCCATGTGGTTTCACCGTTTTTGATTGCACCAAAGACAGCGCGTAATTCATCAATCTGAGTAGGTGAGCACTGATCAAGAGGGCAGCCGATATAATCAACAAGGTTCTGAGCTTTAACGCCAATGTTGTTGAATGAATCTACGATTTGCTTGCGGTACTTCTCTGGATCTTCTTTGATGCCACTTTGACGGGTTTGCAGAATTAAATGCTCTGCTTCATCTTGTAAGTCACCCGGAATGATACGCAGTCCAGCATTACGAATGGCCTTAGAGATTGCAGCATTGCGCTTGTTAAGCATTTCGTCTTCTGTAGCAACTACCACAAATACTTTTTGACCAGTACTATTCAAACGTTCACTTACAACTTCACGACCAGCGCTAGACTTACGCTCAACTGTCTTATTTATCTTGATGTCTTGAGGGTAGGTAGTGTTTGACTCAAGATCAGTGACAGAAACACGATGGATCTCTTTGTGGTCATCTTCAAAGATCATGGTTGTTTCAGTAAGAATATTTGTCATGCAGCGAATTGCTACTTCAACAAAACGGATACCCAAACCAGTCACAGAAGAACCACCGCCAACAGGTTTTTTGTAGTAGGTCGATGTATTGTCAGCAAAAGAAGGGCGACGACATTCTTTTAAAAGGTCTTGACGCACAGCATCCCAATTTCTAGGGCGATGCATAGCCATCATATAACGCGCTTCAACTTGAGCCTTTGCTTGTGCAGCCAGTACGTTTGCTGCTGTTTCAACTTGAGGAACAATGCCTTGATTTAATGTTGCGAGCATATTCATTGTTATTCTCCTAGAAATTCTTTCTTAGCCCATAAAGGCAAATCAATTGGTTGAATCTGTTTTGTGTAGCCTTGCCACTCATTTGACTCTTTGCATTGCATTAGAGTTAGCATTGCAGATCGGCGTTTCTGATCACCTATGAACAGCATTTCATCTGACGCGTAATAGATAATTGACTCATGCGGCTCGTCTTCTTCTACTGCAAAAAATAAGAAAGAAGGGTTGTAATCTTCACCGTAATAAGCCTTGTATCCTTTGATATACATAGCTGCTGATAGCGAATAGTCATAGTTTTGACAACTTCTTGAAAATGCATTTGCACGCGCATCAGTTGTCTTTTTGATGTCTACAATTAGACCATTAGGAAAGAACTCACTTGTCTCTGGGGCCACGTGCCAATCAGGGCGAATACGACATTCAAGCCCTGTTTCTTCATCATCAAAAAAGATTGAAGCTTCACGAATACCGCCTGATAAAATCATGTTGTACATGGGGTGGCGCTTCATTGATTCTGCAGCTTTAGCAGCTGCTTGATACTGTTCTTCCGTGATGATTGACTTGTTCGCATTGTCCTGTAAGAACTTTGCTATAGCTTCTTTACCTACATTTGTTCGCTTATTAACGATTGGTTCGATTGCAACTTCATCGTTAAAAACTTCTGGTTCAAGAAATAGAACATGAACCGCGGTACCAAGTGCCATTGCAGGAGTCTGCTTGTGTTCCTTATCACTCATATGCTCAGCAAAGAAGTGGGCAGGAGAACGCAGAATGGTTTTAAGCTGTGAGCTACTAACAGCCGAATGAGCGTGATACGCTGCATTCGACATGTTATGTACCAAAACTGGCGCATTCATAATCTTCTCCTAATTCTTTTCTACTGGGTTTTCTGGTCTAATCATCCAGTGGGTAACTTGTGAAGCACTGGCCCACATTCCTTCAAAACCTCTGTTTTCTGAATATTGACCTTCAAATTGAGTTGGTCCATGATCAAAGCCAAGCTGACCGTATAACAAAAGAGGAATCCCTACAGGTGGAAGACAATTTTCAACACTAATCCACTCCATCACCCACCTCTCAACTCATTCCTAATTTCTGCCAATCTTTTTAACGTTTCACTTAAATAGGCGATTTTTGTCTTAACAGAAAACTGATCACCTAGCTCTAATTGGATTTGCTCAGTTCCACGGCCCACATAGCGCAAGTGAATCCAATTGCCGCCATCAGTAACAACTGTGTCTTGTTCGTTAGAGAGGGGAAGCAACGCTTTGACTGAGTCCTTAATAAGTCTCTGAAGTCTTGATACTTCGATAATTTCAGGATGTGCATTCATAACATTCACCATGGAGCGCTTAAATGCGCTCTCTAATCCCTGATTCGATAAGATCTTTAATCTCTACTACGTCTAAACGGTCAACGTAAGCCAAGATCTCGCCATCTTCGTCATAAACGCGAATGTCTTTAATCTCGTTAATCTCAACATCACGCCAAGATTGATAGCCGTTGCCATCAATTGAATACTGAGCATCGAAATCAACTTCTAAGGTGAACTTCTCATTCTCAGTTTGAAGTACTGCTTGTTCATTCTCAGGGTCGATTGATTCAACTTTGAAAGGAGCTGCAACCGTTACAGGTTCGTTGTTAGCAGGGGTAAATGCATAAGCAGCAGTTAGAGCACTAATTACTCCTACGAATCCCATGGATTTGACTATGTTGGCTTTTATATTCATAATGACCTCACTCGTTGAGTAAAAGTCCCTGTCCGTCGAAAGCTAGGGGCTTTTTTGTTGGTTGGTGAGATATAATTTAGTATTTACTAAATATTTAGTCAAGAACTTTAGTGAATTTATTTGGTGAAAAATTTCGTATACACTAAAAATAAGAAAACCCACACGGGGTGGGTTGGGTGAGAAGGGTAGTGTTTGATTTTTATTTATTGCTCATTACTTTGCTTCTGGCCTCTCTCGCCTCTTTACGAGCCTTAAGGGTTTTCTCAAGCATAGATATTTCTTTTAAATCACTCCATGCCAAAAAGAAACTTAATATTGAGGTTAAGCCTACAGATAAGACTAATGCTAAAAGATGCTGATTTGATAGTAAATTCAATGCATTGAAAACATACATTCCAAAAACAATCACTATAAATAAAATGGCAACATATAGTGATGATTTGCTCCTTATATCCACAGTAGACGTGAGGCGATCCCGCTCTGATTGATTTAAACCATCAAGCTTCAATGCATCGAGCATACCTTTGTAGGCTAGATAAATTTGACTTAACGGTAATAACAAAACAAAGGAAAATTGAACCAAGTTGATATTTACATCAAGGGCAAGAAATTTAAAAGTAACTGAAAAAATGACAAATAGAGCTACTAACACTAATGCAATAAATTTAGCGTTGTTGTAAAACGGCAAGTAGCGTTTAGCCATGATTAATCACCAAAATTAATATTGGTAGTCATCCAATTGTACAATTGAACTTTAAGGCCGTCGTTATAAACTTTATTATTGATTGTTTCAACAGATATTTTTCCACTCATCTTTAAGTTATCCGCTGTGACCTTAGTACCATCTTCAAGAGTTATAACATAATCATCATTATGTCTCATAGATGATGCAACAGTATCAATTACTTTTTGCCCGCTTTTGGATGTTTTTCGATTATAGGTGAGTGTTAATTTAAGCTTTAAATTAGCGTCATCAAGGCCATCTTCAAGTTTTAAATCATCCAAATCGACACCAAATGCAGTTTTTAAAACATCAACCACATTTTCTTCGATTTTGTAATCAATCTTAGCTGGTACGTTCGACTCTATTTTGTGAATCGGTTGCAATTCTGTTGATCCAATTCCAGATGAGATTGAGATGGTCTTGGCTGGCGTTGATTCCAATTTTTCTTTAATTGCCGGGTTCGGAGCATCTTTTAAGATTAAGGCACTATTCGCTGGTAAGGCTTTAGCTGCTTCACCCAAAAGCCAACCTAAATAAGACTCAAGAGTTCTTGCTGTTAATGATCTGGATTGAATAATTGCAACATGATTATCAATCACTCCAAAATATAAAACACTATCAATAAATTCTTTGCGCACTACTTCAACAGATTCATCCTCATCATCAGGTAAATCTTCCGTTAAGTAAGTTTTGATTGGGAATTCGGTAGCACTATCATTGTCTATTTTTAAAACAGCTTGAGCTTTACCAGACTCCACTATGATTAGCTCTCCAAAGAACATACTTTGATGTGAACTTGCGTGATTTATAAGGATAAAATCATCTTTAGTAGCCGATACAAATTGCTGCCTATTAATAGCTTTATGATAAAAAGAGTCTTTATCTAATAGTTGGGCTTTAAGTAAGTTTCCAAGGTTCGCGCCTTTTAGAAAGTCTACTTTTTTGTAGTGTACGGTTTTGTCTTTTACAACTGTCTTACTCATTATTTTCCCCACCCGATCTGTTGTAAAGACTGTGTCGGGTTCACA